TAAGGGTACAGCACTTGTCATTATTTGAGTAGGGCGGTAGGGGTATACAAATACGTGGCTACTACTTTCTACATATACTAATGGCTGCGATATACTTGGCTCTGCTGCTGTAAGAGACCCCGCTGTACTAGCGTCTAAGTAATACCATTGTCCTACTGAAAGACCGTGAGATGTTATCTCAAACCTTCCTGACTGTGCTACTGTGAAGGTATTTGCGTCTCCTCTTACTACTACTACACCAAGTGCTAAAGTGTCGCCTGTGTTAGCTTGAGCTTTTACCCAGACTGATCCGTTATGACGAATTGCGTCTTTTACTTGTAATCCGTGAGTATTCTGTGTTACTTCGGTAGTAGCACCCCCACCTCCGGAGCCTCCCCCAATTTCAATTATGTTGTTTGCATTATCTCTGACGTACAGTTTCTTATCAAAGGTGTTGATTGCAATTTCGCCCTCAACAAGGTCCCCTGTTCCCGGAGCGCCAGTAGTAAACTTACGCTTTGGTTTAAATACCTGTGGCATTAGGAATAAGTTCCGCCGTCTAGTGTAGTAGTCCATGAAACTGTATCGGAAGTTGCGCTATATAACAAAATCTTATCAGTACTACCGCCACCGTCTAAAGCGGAAAGAGTGTTTGCCGTATTTGCTACCAGTACGGAACCCTTAGCTGCTGCTCCTAGTCCTGTTCCACCATCTGCTACTGCGAGGTCTGTGATACCTGTAATTGTTCCACCCGTAATTGCTACTGCGGCACTTTCTAAGTTAGCTATAAGAGTTGCTACTGCGTAGCCGCTACCGCCTGTATTAACTGTAGTAGTTGGAGCGTCCCCAACCGCCAGCTCTTTAAATAGTTTCCATTTACCGGAGTCATCAGCATCTCGAAAAAACCCAGAGTATCTATCAGAGCCATTATCGTACAGCCCGTAAAACCCAATGTCAACTGCGTCGCTGGTCGCATTATTAGTTGCAAGAGATAACATAGGGTCAGCTACGTTCACAGTTGTAGAGGAAAGAGTAGTCATTGTGCCTGCTACTGTTAGAGTACCATTGATTACAACATTATCGACAAGGCCGACTTTGATCTGGTTATTAGATACCGTAGTCTCTATTTGATTTGATGTACCTGCAAAAGTAAGAGTATCCGTTCCTACACTTACTGAGTCGTTAGTACCAGCATCTGCCCCTATTGTAAGAGTACCTGCTTGAACCGCCCAGCTTAAGTTACCCGCACCGTCTGTTTGTAGTACTTTACCGGCGGCGATACCTGTACCGGGTAATGTATAAATTATGTCTGCCGCAAGACTAGTAGGTACCTGTAGCTTTATAGAGTGGGTACCGTTAAGTGCCCCCTCAAAAAACGTTATAGAGGCTGCAGCATTTGTATTTCCAATCTTTAATGTGTCAATTTTAGAGTTTGAATCAGCAATCAAAGCTTTACTTGCGGTTAGAGTACCAGATATATCATTAGCACCCCCAAGCATGTCCATAAAATGGGCGCCACCTACAAGTTCAGGAGTATTACCACCTCCATTAAGATGTCCTATAGCAAGTTTTTTACCATAATCTGCCGCATTACCGTAGGCATAGAATAGTTCACCCTGGGCTACATTGGTGGGCTTACTACTACCAGTTGTACGTTTTATTTGTATTGTTTGAGCCATTGTAACTCCGAGTTATCCTAGTAGGATCCTGCGTCTACCGTATCCGAATCACCTCCAGACGCTCCCACTATTATGGGAACCCACTGAAATGTGCCTGTACTTGTTTCTCTATAGACTTTTAATTGATCGTCATCTGTATCATACCATGTGTCGCCTTCGGCTACTGTAGATACGCCTGATACTGTAGAACCAGAGGGTGCGCTAGTACCTCTAAAGTTCTGGTCTGCTAGCTGCTTAAGAGCATCCGTTAAATTAGTAGCTGTGATTGTATTATAAGGTGTTACAGTAACATTAGTAGACGTAATTTGACCGGGAACCTCGAAAGGTATTGCTAGAGTATACGCTTGAACCGTGGTTACATCGTCTGTAAGGGTAATAGTAACTGTATCGCCAGTTGCTGTAACATCTGTAACTGCTTCTGTAACTTCTAAAGTAGTTTGAGTACTCATCTTGTAACCTCTGGGGTCAGAGTAACATCTCCTTGTATTATGCGTTTGACAATAGAGTCGTTAGCAGTAAAAATTTCTAAGTCGTAGATGTATTGTCCCGCTGCTATATTCTTACTAGTGTTACCTGGGAGTTGTATTTTTAGAGCTCCCTGAGCTGCATTAGTAACAGTAACAGTAAACGTAGCAGACACAGATGCAGCGCTATGAGCTGTACGCATCTGTGCTCTACCTGAGTAATTAGTCAGATTTAAAGCTGTACCTGCCTGCTTAATCACCAAGTCAAGAGCAAAGTCGGAGCCTTGGTCGATTACTAAGTTATATGTTCCTGCACTCATGTCTTTTTCTCCATTGTGAAATTATATCCCAAAGGACATACTTAGTCAAGTTTTATTTTTTAGATGGTATTAGCTTAAGTCACCAATAATAACTCTAGGAGTCCCGCTGCTACCTTCGTAAACCTCCATCTTTGTATTCGATAGCGTAATCCGACTAGCGCCACCACTCAGATTACCTATAGTAAGTCTATCGGCATTAATAGTACCGGTGGTAATTGCATCTCCATGTATAACAGTAGCGCCGTTCCCATCCAAATCAGTAAACACTACAACCCCTGTAAAGCTCGTGCCTAGTCCCGCAGTCCCAAATGCTACACTTCCCGTCCCGTCTCCTACTCCATTAGTAACAGTCTCTGTTGCGGAGAAAGAAACATAAAAAATATCCTTCCTAGTCGCACTCTGAGTAGGCGGTGAAACGTTAAAGTTTCTGTGACTGTTAGAAGCGTCAGTCGTACCATTAGCCCCTCCTAAACCGCTATAACTTCCCGCCTTTGTAAAAGAGGTGTTAGCTAGTACAAAAGGTGTTCCAAACGTAAATACTGGATTTGTATTCTGTAAAGTAGTCTTATGGGTGTTCACTAAAGCTAGACTTGCTCCGACAGCTCCCTCCCAGTATATATAACCTGTAAGTAGTTTTGGTGATGCTACTGGTGTTCCGTCTATTCCAGTTACTGCTTTACTTATAGAATAAACATTATCTATTGTAGTTGTCCCTTTTACTACGCGTATAGTGAAAATCTCTTGGGTAGAGGTCCAACTATTTGTTGATGTCTGTACTAGTCGGTATACCCCATTAGAAGCCATCTCAAAACGTAAACCATTTTGTGTTTTAACAGAAGGAGATCCTGCTGAAGCATTACCGCTACCTTGGTAAACACTAAAGGTACAATTACCTGCAAGAACTACATTATTACCTTCTTTTACATTATAAGTACCACCTGCTCCTGTATTAAATCCTCCTAAAGATGCAGCGTGTCCTGAAACATTAGCACTTACGATATGGCTGGAGTTGGTTAATGAAGCTGTAATTGGGCTAGTACCTGGAAGCCCATCTACTCCTGTAGTAGACCTACTTAAACTCTGCATAGTTTTAATAGAAAGTACAGTACTCGCCTGTTTATACTTTATAACCCAAGTAACTACTTCATTTTCGTCAGTAGGATTACTACCACCTACAGTCGTGTGATTACCTATAGTGACTACATTACTACTAACACTAGTTGGAAGTCCTATAGTTAGATCCCCCCCTGTATTAGATACTGATTCAATATACCACTCTTTATTATCGAAACTACCTGTTGGATTATTATACCCCCCAGTACCGCCAATATAGGAGTACACTACGCCTCCTACAATTAACTCCATTGTTGTGCTAGAGTTAGGGATAACCTCAGCTGCGACCCCTCCTATAAGACCGTTCTTGTCTACAGTATAACTATGAGCATTATTTGGCTGTACTAAAGCTACTCCGCCTGCTCCTGTTTTCACTGCTATTATAGAAATACTATCGGCGGCTGTAATCTCTGAAGGAGCATCCCCAGTACTATAGCTTGCAGCCTTTGGCCCTACTTCTACTTTTACTACTTTTGGCCACTGAGTTTTAACGAACTCATCTGGAATAGCTGCTGCAGTAAATAAATAAGTAGCAGCGTTGGTGCCGACTGTATCTATCCATGCCCCTGGTGCCCCACCAGCAAAAGTGAATCTATATAAAGGGTCATAAAAATTATTTGCTTCTGCTGTAATTGTGATATTACCATTGGCAGGGTTATAAATAGGATTTAGCCCTTCTTCATCGTAAATTATGGAATAGTCGGTAGAAGTTAAATGCACCGTCCGGCCGTCCTCTCCTATTACACCATCCTTTATCTTTATTATCTTAAAATTCTTAGACTTTGATTCGCTTCCATCTGCAGATTCCCTAACGGTTACAGTGAAATCAAGAGAGTTTCCACTACCATAAGCGACCCCGCCAGACCCATCATGTAGTGGGTACGTCAAAGTTTGGTCTGTCACAAGGGAGCTAGATGCACCTATATACGAGGTCTGTGCTGAGCCACTTATTGCAGGGCTGCCTAAAGTAAAACCTCCTCCTGTAATAATAAACTCAGGTGCAGTATACGCTATAGCATCTGCGGTTAAAGTAATCGCAGCTTCATTTTGTAGTACGGGAGTACTCGCCCCACTATAGTTTAGAAATACAATATTTGAGTCTATAATTAAGGCTCTTAAACCTGTGAGTGTTTGATCTTCCACCCACTTTAAAGGTATATGAGTATAGGTAGAGTTAACTCTAGTTACTTGGGCGATAACTGCATCATTTGCAGTGTCGGGACGAAGCGTATTTCTTGCTATTGCTCTAAGTTCATCTACACTGGTAAGGGTAGCAGACTGACTAAGCCTTCTATCAACGAACATAACGTCGTCACTTTGTATATATGCGACTTTTCCTCCTACATATTTACCTGCGGCGTATTTTATTCTTACAATATCTCCAATTTCAAACCTAGTTTTAAAGGCAGTAGTGCCTTCGCTTTTTACAATCTTATTACTAAAGGGAGCAATAGTTACTCTTGCATTAGTATAGTCTGTGCAGTCTGTCCAATCATTTTCCGCATTTGCTGCATACCAGGTCAGGTCTCTCCAATAAGGTTGACTGCTGTTCTCAAAATCAATAGATGCAGGTGAAGTAAGTTTAAAGTACTCGGGCTTATAAGATACTGTTACAGTAGTTCCTGAAGGTAAGGTACTAAAAATTATACCGCCGTTATCGACAGTATAAGTAGAAGACGACACAGCAACATTGTCTATTTTTACCTCAACAAACCTAGCTGTTGACGCTGGCAAAGTTACAAAAGGCCTTCGCACATTAGCACCCAGCGCAGATCTAGGAATGTTCTCGGAAACAGCTATAGCGTCAGCGTCGAAGTAGATAAATCCAGTATTTGTAGCTACTCCAGCATTACTTGCTGGGTTAGGCTGCAGTACACTTAAATCTTGCTGGTAGCTCGTTGTGTCCGACTGACTTGCATTGGTTACTTTTGATCCTGGAGCACCTGGAGATTGCATGGCCCAGTCTATAGTTTTCATGCTCCATGTCGATGTTGTGGTACTCATTTTTGAGTTTGTGCGTATACCTAACGGAACTCCTTCAGTTGTTCTATCACAGTTAAGTGCAAACTTATCTTTTACCTCTATTACGCCCCACTTTATCTCAGAACGCCTTCCTTTTTTAGAAATGGTCTGAATTCCGAAGCTCCTTACACCGTCAGGAACGCCTACAAACTCTTGTAAACGTGAAGCAGCATCCTTTATGTCTATAGTATCTGTACCATCAGGCAGTTTAGGCTCTATGTGTAGTACAAAAGACGATAAATCCTTATAGATGGTACTATCAGCATTTCGGGGGGTCTCCCACATTACTTGTAGTTCTTGTAACTGTGTTTTGTGTCGGGGAGTTTGCATAATATATACGGAGCTAGGCTGAGGTATAAATGCAGATTCAGGACGGTCAATTGGGTCTTGTAGTGCAAGATTAAAGTCTTTGTCAATAGTATCAAACTTTGAATTGTAGAACTCTCCCGCACTAATTTCAAAGTTATTGTCTTTATCTTCTTTTATACCTAGAATCTTGTATTCTTTATAAGACGGTTTAGTATTTACGCCTCGGTACACTTCCTTTATAGACCAGACGGTATTATCAGGTATAGTACTACCAGTGAAGGCACTAGCTATAGATATCCGTGTAACACCGTTTACTACACTTACACCTGAGGCTACGAAAGGCTTTGTATCCACGGTTGTAGAATTACGGAAGTCGACTTGAATATCCTGCCCTAAGTCATCTTGAACATTTGTTATATTCTTAATTACTTGCTCATCAGTGGCAGCGTTGTTTATTAATAAAGTAGACGTACCCCCTATTTTAGCATAAATTACTTCATCCCCTCTATAGTAAGTATATGCCGTTCCTGCATGTGTTACAGTAATGGGGTTCTCTTGATTAAGAACAACAGCACGTTTAGTTACTAAAAGAGCTAGCGTATAACTATAGTCGGAACCACCTTGAAAGGAGAATGATTGAGCTGCTCCCCCGTCAACTTGTGGTTGACCAGCTAGTGCTTGAAGATTTCTGTCTAAAGTAATCATTGAACTAGAAGAAGCTGTTATTCTCCCACTAAAGGAAACTCCACTGTCATCTTGGTTCTGGATATTTATAACATCGCCGGGCGTTAAAAAAGAGGCATTTATAGAAGTTTTAAAGGCAACAATTTCTGTTTGGTTTATTGCTGTCCAGGCTTTCCATCTACCGTACCTTATGGCCTGACCCTCAGAAGTACACCCAAAAGCAACCGCTTTATTTCTTACAAGCTTTCCTGTCTCTATTATATTTTGGGCGTCCTCTATCACTAAGGGCTCTTGAGCATAAGCACTTAAAGGGTTATTCCAAATAATAGTCCACTGGTTAGTTCTAGACCTAGTACTTGCTGTCTGGCTAGAGATACTGTCTTCTATTATATTGGCTTGAGAAAAGTTGTATATAGGGGTGGCAGGAGCATCTGGTACTGTTAATATTTCTCCATTTAACCAGTATACTATACTCCTGAAGATAGTTGCCATATCTTTAAGAACTTTGTATGCTTCAGTAGCCTTTGTTAAGTATAAGTTTGCAGTAAAACGAGGCTCAGTCAGTCCGTTTCGTGTGGGTACTAAGCCATCACAGTATTTTGCAATTTTATATAGTTGAAACTTATTAATTTCCGTAGCTTTTAGAAAAGCCCCCAATCCATACCTATTATTTACTAATATATCATAGAACACCCAGGCAGGGTTATCAGTATAGTATACGCCTAGATCTAAGCCGCTACTATTGCTTGTTCCTTCATCGCTAAACTCCCCATTCCATATACCCGTGTAAGCTGCCACACCTGTATCTGTTAAATGTCTTGGGACATAGTTTGAAGGCACTTTTACTTTCATCCCTCTAACATGATAAGCACGTTTGGGAGGGTTAGGAAAGCTTTTAGAGCTAAAGCGTATAGCTGCCATAGCCGAAAAAGGGTGCTCTAATTTTTCATCAATAGTTGCAATTATTTGTGCAATTTTTATAGAGTCTACTACCGCACTAATTCCGCTGGACGTATTCTGTATGATGTATCCTTCAGGAGTAAGTTTACCTGTCATATTGTTGGAATTACTAGCCCCATCAGGAGTTAAACGAGTAATAGATAGTCTCATATCTGTAAAGTTTAAATGAGTATTTACAGGAATTTGCACACTATAAGCTATAGCAGTTTTTTGTATTCCAAACCACTTTTGATATTTATAAGCGCCGGCTCCTATATCCTCCCAATCGGTAGGGTTGGCGCCGCCACTCTCAGAGCCTTGTAAAAGTATTTCCAGTGCTGCGCCCCCTTGAAGATCGTCTCCGCCGTCGTTCATAGCATAGTGCCCTGAAGGGAACTCAAACTGTATTTTTACAAAATCTATTTCGTTTATTTGAGCACCAGTGAAGGATTGACTGAATACTATATTTTTCTGTACCATCCCTGAAGGGAGAGGGGTAGTAGTAGGGTAACCGTCAGGTATAGTAGTAGGGTAATTATTGGTGGTATCAAAAACTTCTAACTGCGAAGAAGTAAGTGATAGCGGGAAAGAGGACACTCCTCTACCTGCAATCTGGAAGAAAGGCTCTTGACTCCTAGTACCTATTCGAAATTCCACAGAGGATCCGGGGTATTTTTGAGCACCCGCTGTTGTGCCTCCAGAAGTGTCGTCCCCTAGTGTTTTCTGCTCCCCACTTAAAGTGAATGTTTTATTATTAACAGATAAACTAGAACTGTTTTTTGGTATGTAAATAACATTATTTGAACCGACAGTTTTAATCTCAACTTCGAGAGTTCTATCTATAATTAGTGTACCATACACTACGTTGGTTTCATTTACAAATATGTCATTCTCTAAACTAACAGCACTAACTGTTGAAGACCAAGGCTGTACTATCGCTCTCTTAGTGTTACCCGAGTTTAACTGAGAACTATAATTAGCATCATGAGTAGAGCTTATGCTACCGTTTATAGTTTGCCCTCCTGGTAACTCTATTCTACATATTGGCTTCCTGTTATAGCTTGAGGGATTTCGCTTAGTAGCTGCCTCTTTCATATCTTGAGTAAACAAAGCTTGCTCACTTAAAGGAGTGCCTCCTACAGCACAAATTCTTACGTTACCTAAATAAGCTACCTTCGAAGCAACCGATACGTCGAAGCCGCTATCGTACCTTTTCGTCTCTATACTCTCTATTTTTACTTTAAACTTACTTACCTCGTGAACAGTTATCCACCTATAAGTAGAATCATTAGTAAAAGTTTCTGATTTCTCGTTAAAATACGCAGTATTTCCTTGTCTATCTAACATAGAAGCTGTTACTGGTTGGTCATTAGCGGAAGCTACCCCAAAAGATATACTATAGGGATTTCCTGTTGTTTGCGCTTTACCGCTTTCTACTAAAGTTCTAGTAACATCACTTAATTGGTCTCCGGAAATATAGACAGAAGCCTCCCCATTAACTAATCCCTCTATAGGCCCTTCGGCTATAAGGTCAGTTATAGATACTTCTTGTATGTCCGCGCCGCGAGTTGCTGCAATTGCAGGATCATTGTATCCATTCGTACTGGGATCATATTGATAATCTGTGGGAACGGGATATGTCATTACGCTGCCCTCTCTGCAGGGTATCTAGTAAGATTCCCTTTTCCGTCGCCAGAAGTTACATAGGTACCTGCAGCATTTGATGCATTCATAAGCATTTCTGTACTATTTCTTAGGTTAAAAGAAACTGCCTGACCAGGAACACGTAGCTCCCCATATAGGATAGGCACAGGGTTGCCTTCAGGAATAGATTGTTCTGCCCCTTGAAATAGATACCCCTCTTTATTTTCTTCGTCATTATCGGTTGCAGGATCGGGAGCCATAAGCTCTGCAAGACCCGCACTTAAAAGGGATAAACCAATGGCAAGAAGATATTGAGACCAAGGGCCCGGATACACAATCGCTATTATTATAAGTATTGCACCTAATATAGCTTTGAAAGCCCCTTTTGAGCCGACAGGAATTGGAGTAATAACTATATCTCCCCTATCTAAAGGGAGAACTAGGTCTCTATCATCATCAACGTATTGCCCTCCAATGCTTATCTTGAAAGCAATATTTTTGCTGTCTTTATCTAGTAAGTACTCTTTTACTCCACCATAATTGGCATCAAGATATTGAATGACTTCTCGGACTGTCTGTGCTTTTACTTCAGCAACTCTCCCAAATTTGTCCCCCATATCCCCTTCTAAATATAATTTACGCAACATAACGGTAAGCTCCTACTAAGTATTCCTGCCAAAACGGGAAAAGATTCTCTCTACATGATAATCTATTTACAGCATGATGGTAAAAAATATCATTACCTAAATAAACTCCACAGTGGTTGTTTGTTTCTTCTTGTACCTTGAAAATAAGTACGTCATTTTCTTCTAAATTTGATAAACTAACTTCTTGACCTCCCCAGTTTTTTATTACATCAGGGCAAAAGTAATCAAGCCCTTTATCGTACCAGTTATCCTCAAATAAAGCTCTAGGAGCTATTTCTATTTGTTGTTGTAACAAGTAGTCTCTCATAGCTTCGAAACAGTCACTTACGCCAAATTTGTACTCTCTACCATACAAGTCCATAAATGATTTCTTAGGCTGAAGGATATTTAAGTCCATATCTGGATAATTAAAAATATAATATGGTATACCTAAAGTATTACATGCTTCTATATCGGTTTCACTGGGCTCATGGCTTACATCAATATGATTATGTACTATTCCTATAATATCACTAGAAAGCATAACCTTTAAGTACTCATCTGAGTCCATTATAAAGTCATCATTATTGTCCGCTAAGTTAGTTATCGGAAACCACTCTTTCTTCCCTTTTACAACTGCAAGTAAGCCACAGCCTTCTTTAGGGTACTCTTTATCAAAATGTTCTTTTATTGCGTATAGATTCATTATATCTTTCTACTTCCAGGGAACCCACCAAAGGGCAGAGCATGTTTAGTATCTAATTCTACTACAGGTATGGTAAGATGATCAGCACCTGTCATAGACTGGAACTGATATCTTATTTTACAAGAGCTTAATACTTTACCGCATATATCTCCACGTGTCCAATAGGAAGAGTTGGCTACAGGAGTTTGGCTATCATTTGTTCTAGTAACTCTATAAATAGTAGTATCGTCTAGTATATTAAAAGTGACATCGTTTTTTGATGATGCGTTGCTTACAGGGTAAATAACATAGTCACTTCTCATTGGGTCAGTTGCATGAGTAGAGTATGTTGATCCTGCCACGTAAGGTTCATAGAGTCTTACAGACTGCCAAGCGCTATTAGTGGGGGAAGGTACCGTGGTATTACTAGCTGTCTCTGATCTCCAATACGTGTAACTATTCCCTCCGTCAAGGGTAAGAGCTACTAGAGCACTTTTTGCATACGAGGTACCTGCATTTCCTGAGTGTAGCTTACCTGATAATATACTATAAACAGAGTAAGAGTTGTGTATTAAGTACTTCCAAATAATAGGCTCATCTAACTCTGTGAAGAAAGGGTAGTAGTTTCTTGCAACACCTGCCCCTTCAATAACAACCCGACTATTTTTGGTCCAGGAGCACGCCCCTAACGGAGTGGAGTATGTTAATCCTTGGTATGCCCACGGACAGTACTTACCAATTACCTGTCTCCCAGGTAACTTAATCCCTTGTAGGTCAAAAGGATTTGCAAGTTCAAACATAACTAGCTCTGCTGTTTTTTGTTTTATCAAGTCTATTATATAGGATCTTTTAGGGAACTCTATCACGGCTTTTGTCGATATTGCAGTAGGATCCATAGACAAGTATTTTTGAAGTGTTTGTCTTTTTGTAACCCTTTTTCCTACCAATCTATCTAAAGTAAAATTTACTACACCTCCAGTACCTCCGTCATCAGCATTCTGAAAAGCCGAGCTGCTTCGTAGTACAGACTCAACATTAGCTATAGTAAGAACTGGTCTATTTTGTACTCCATCAGTACTTATAGATAGGTCAGATAATTCCATAGGAAGAGCATAATAAGTATTACCATCAAAAACAATAGGAGAAAAATCTGTGGAACTAATCCCTGGACCTGTTACTACCATGCCTACCTTTATATCTGCAGCTGTACTAACAATCACAGTATTTATATTAGGATTACCGCCTGTGGTACTCTGGTTTACAGTAACAGTACTGCCCGTGGCACTTACGCCTGTAAAAGTAAGTCCTACACCGGCAGTAATATCTTGGGAACTATTAAGAGTAACTACATTATTAAGAACGTTAGTAACTCTTACAGTAGAGTCTAACCCAGGATGGAAGCGTAAAGTAACGCTCGAATCATACTCCAGCTCAAATAAAGATACTAGAGGGCTTTCTATTTCTAAAGATTGTACATCTTGTATTATTAGGTTTGGATTACTCATACGCCGTATATTCTTCTAAAACTTGCATTTACATTATAGTGACTACCATTCTCATATTGTATAGACCATGTGTCACATACAACTTTTATAGTAGAAACTCCATTTCCCGCACTATCATTAGTGGAACTATTAGAGTCTGGGAGTGTGAAATCAAAAGCTGATACACCCCCTTTAATATCAAAGAACTTTATCATGTCATCTGCTGTTTCTTTAGCTCTATTTTTCATTGTTAATTTGTAGGTTTCTTCTATGTGATTTATACCTTTTCTTGCTCTTTGTTCGTACCCGTCTCCGAACTTTGCCACTCGTACTTTTGGCTTAGATTGCCTTGTAAGGCTATTATCAGGACGAATTGTAGCTGTGGTTATACTTGTGCCAGAGATTTGAAAGCCTATATCAGCCATTATGTCGCTCCAAAGGGACTAAGTATTCCCCCATTTCGTTTTTGATTTATTAATTCCTCCTGTACCATAGCAGCTAAAGTTTCCCCAAGCTTTGAGGCCCCTTCTCCGTCATTGTCACTACTAGTACTTGCATTACCTTGGTTGTCGATATTTACAGTAATTCCTACATTATTGGTTTGTACGCCACCACCCGCATTTCTAGGCATAGATACAGGTATAGACTTGCCGTCGGGAAGAGGAACTACTGCTTCGTTCATTTTACCTTCGCCTATTAATCCAATATGGGGTTTGGTAGCAATGCCACCTTTTGCATACTGACGAAAGCCTCCTTGTACTACTCCTCCGTTTGCAAAGCCGAACAGAGACATTAGTCCTCCTGCACCGCCTCCGCCGCCTCCGAGACTTCCCAGGAGAGAGCTGAATATACCACCTAGATCACCCCCGAAGCCTGAAAAGGCAGAGGTCATAGTTCCAACGAGCCCGGTTCCGCTGCCTCCAGAATTCTCCTCGAAGACTGTACTGAGGTCGTTAGTAAACTCTTTGCTGCTAGGAACTTTCAGCTTCTTATGCTCCCCCGATTCTAACTTCGGCACAGTAATCGATGGACCTTCTCCTTCTTGTTCCCTCATCCAAGACTCATGAGCCTCTTTACCCAGCTGACTAGGCCGTGCCTCTCGTAAGGCCTCGGCATGCGCTTCGCGAGCCAGTAGCTCTTCAAGAAACGCCTGCTCCAACCTGGCATTCCTTTCCAGCGCGCTTTCCGGTGTGGTAATGGAGGGTACCTGGTCGCCCCCAAAGGTTCCGTCGCCTTGGCCTGTAGGCTCATCGCGCCGGTCAGTTGATGGGCCAGTTGGGGGACCGGGCTTTGTATCGGTAGCTACAATGACTGCGTCAGCAGCGGCTGTGCTTGTAGGAGCCATACTAGCCCCAGAACAGCTACAAGTATGACAAGCTTCTCGAATAGCGTCAGCAAAGTTTGCTGCGGCGTCATCCAACGCTTTGGCGAAGGCTGTAGTTCCCCTTGCAAGGGCATCTTCAATTTCCTTAGCGTGGGTTTTGGCACCCTCCTCTACTCCCGCTGTCACGGCCTCCTTAGTCTTTTGCGCTTGAGTTTTCATACTAAACATGTTCATAATTTTTTCTGTTATATTTTGGGCAAAGGCATCTATCATAGCATGTACTACTGATGTGGCAAAAGTCCCCACCAGCCTTTTAAAGCTAGTTTCTGTTCCTTTCATAATATCAGCAATAGCTTTCTGTATATTAGTTTCAATACTTTGCATCATTGCGTCCATTACTGCAGCGCCTAAATCTCTTTGCCTCTCAAGCTCTTTATTTTGTTCTACAAGTAGTTCTTTTTGTATCTCTAGCTGATCTATCCTATCCTGATCTACAGTTAACCCCTCTGCCGAACTTTCTGTAATATCTGCTTTAATTTTTGCTATAGAGTTTAGGTTTTGGGCGATTTTAGTACTTCTCTTAATCTCATCCATCTGGTACTTTGTTGCGCCCCGAGATATTTTAGCAGCGGCAAGATCAATCCTCAGTTTTTTGTTAGCAAAGCCTATCTCTAATTCTCTTAATCTAACTAAGTGCTTAACTTGGGCCGTGATCTTTGTTATTTTCTTTTGATTTTCGGGGGAATTCCTCTCTATAGTCTTCAAACTCTTTAATACTTTCAGTTCCTTATTGAAATTACTTATCATTTCTGTATGCTTAGTTTTATAGGTTGTTATACCTGCTATCATAGCATCATAAGCAGTATTCAAAGAGTCAAGAGCTTGTTTAGTACCTATAGCCTCGCCACCAAGTGCGCCCATTTGTTCCGTGAGGTCAGCAAACTTCTTTTTATCAGTATCAACTAATCCACCCATGGTTACAATCTTTTCAAGTAGTGGTATATATGCCTTCTGCAGGGTGTTTAGTGCTCCAGGATCCAAGCTACTCAAGTATTCCAGCATTTGTTCTGCAGCAAGTTTT